GCCGGTGGTGGCCATGCTGCCGGCCAGCTGCTGGGTGCGCTGGTACTGCTGCGCCGCTCGGGCCAGCCGCTGCTGCTGCTGTGCCACACGGCGCAGGCGTTGCTCTTGCTGGGTCAGTGACTGGTTGGCGCGGGTTATCTCGCCGCGCAGCTGGCGCTCATGCTCGCCCAGGTTGCGGGTGCTGATGCCGGCTGAGTTGAGATTAGAGCGCAGGCCCTGCAGGGTGCGCTGTTGCTCCTGGTGCTTGGCCTTGAGCGCCTGGGCTTCGCGTACCGCGCGGCGAAACTCGTTATTCAGCGCACGGGTGGGGGTTTGGGTGTCGCGCAGCTGGCGCGACAGTTGGGCGACTCGATCCTGGCTGGCCTTGAGGTCTGCCCCGGTGCGGCGGGTGGCGTTGCTGAGGGTGCGAAAGCTGCTAACGTCGCGCTGCTGCGCCTGCAGACCTTTGAGGTGATCGCGGGTCTGCTTGAGTGAGTTGGCCAGCCCGATACTGCTGCCCATGGCTGTTCGCATGGGGCGTGTGGCGCGATCCAGCGCCTGCAGAACTACCTGTACTTTCAAATCACGCGCCATGTCACTTGTCCGGCTTGGTTGGGGTTGAGCGCAGCCGGGCTTGCTCGCGCCAGTCCATCAGCTCAGCCAGGCCCAGGGCGTCCATTTCGGCCGGGCCCCAATGGAACACGGTCGCAATGTCGGCCATCAGGTCTTCTACGCGGCGGGGGATGCTTCCTGCCGCACTGACTTCGGCTGCAAAAAAACGGCCACCGCGTCGCCCAGCTGCACCAGGTCGCAGGGCTCCAGCTGTTTGACATCATCCTGGGTGAGCGTTGGCTCAGAGATACGCGGCAGCACCTGCACCAGGGTGTCAACGTCACCATTCATGAGGTTGACCAGGTTCAGGCCGCGCAGCTCGCCGGATTGCGGCTTGCGCAGCTTGAGCTCGGTGATGCTGGACTCGCCGCGCTTGACGGGCTCGTCCAGAGTGATCGGCTTGCTGTATTCGGGTTGGCGTTTGGCCATGGGGTTTACTCCTTTGCTTGCTGGCCCCGGCATGCGCGCCGGGGGTGTGTGATTGCTGACCACTTACAGGCCGATGGCGGCGCGCTGCTCGGCCAGGCGGTCTACCCCGTCGACAATCTCAATCATGTTCATGATGTCGATTTCGACCAGGACTTCGTTGTCTACCGTCAGCTTGTAGTAGCTGCAGGTGGTGGTGATGGATTGCTCGGTGTCTTCACCGGGGGAAGCATCGCCGCTGCCAATCTCTTCATGACGGCCACGCACAACCACCTCAACGGCGGACACTTCGCCGGTGTCGTCGCGCTGGTAGGCACCGGCAAAGCGCAGCATCACGCCGTCCACGGTGGTGATGCCCCACTGGCGGAACACCTGCAGATCCATGCCTGCGCACGTCCATTCCAGCTGAATGCCATCGTCAGATAGGCCCATATCGGCTTTGACCGGGCCGTTCATACCGGCGCCGCGATAGCCTTCCATCTTGCGGCTGAGCGGCGGCAGGGTGACCTGTTTGGCCACGCCCGCGTAGCTGACGCCATCGTTAAACAGGTTCATGTTTTTCAGTTTGCGGGGCATTGCCATGGCGGCGCTCTCCAGTAATTAAGCCAGGGCCCCGGCGTGGCCGGGGCGTGGTGATCAGGCGTTGATGCGGCTGGCGAAGTCGGCCAGATAGGTGTCGGTGATGCGCTGGCGGAAGGTGAGGTCTTCCAGCGGCGGCACCGGCGTGTAGTCGTAGTCGAGCTGCAGGCGGCCCGCCTTGAGGGTTTCCGGCGTGTTGACGGCCGGGTCATACCAGCAGTTGGCGTCGATGACGTAGCCCAGCGCCTTGAGCTGGCGGAACTTGGCGTTGACGCCTTCAACGATGTCTTTGACCAGGCTGGGGTGCAGCGGCTTATCCACGGCCCACATGTGCGCCTCGGCGATGGTGTCGGCCAGCACTTGGGCGGTGCGGGTGGCAGACTCAAACGCGAACAACGGTTCAGCGCTGCAGGTGCGCGAGCCCCAGAAACGGAACCCGTCTTGCTGAATCAGCGTGGTGATGTCGTTTTCGTTGAGGTAGCCGGCATCGGTGCTGCTGCTCTGCAGATCCCAGAACACGTCCTTGCTGATGCCAATCACGCCATTGACGCCGACGTTCGACAGGGTTTTGTGCCAGCCGACCTGCTGGTCGATCTTGGCGCGCAGGCCCAGCGCGTAGGCGACGGCATGGGCGGCGGCCTCTTGGTTGGCGGTGGTATCCCAGCGGGTGAACTCGGGCCAGATGAGCATCAGCTCGCGGGCTGAGAAGGTATCGCGGTAGGCGACGGCGGCCTCTTTGTCTTCGCAGCCAAAGCAGCTGGCATACGCCATGGCGCGCAGCTGTTGCGCAATGATGACCAGCTCGGCGGCCACGGCCGGGGTGTCGAGCCCTGGTGCCCCAATGATGCGCGGGGTGACGCCCAGGCGGGCTTTGGCGCCCAGCAGTGCTTTCAGGCCGGTGTATTGGCCGGCGGTAACGGTGCCCACCACGTTGCTGGTGGTGGCCGCTTCGTCTGCGCCTTCTGCCACACGCACCACAACCACCAGCGGGCTGGCCTGGGCGGCAATAGCAGCCAGGGCAATGGCGAGGGTGCCCTCGGTGCCGGCATCGCTGATGGCGCTCAGCGGGTCGGTGATTAGCACCGGGGTGTTAAGCGGGAATTTTGCTGCGTTGGCATCTTCTGCGGTGCAGACCATACCAATGACAGCGGTGGCGATTGTGCGAATCGGGCGCGTGCCCTCGTTTACTTCGATGACGCGCACGCCGTGATGATATGAATCGGGCATGACCTGCTCCCTGCGCTGATGTGATGACTGACAGGGCCATGCTGTCGCGTGGGCGCGGGAATCGGTAGCGGTGGGGGTTGTAGCGGGCGGGCGTACAGGGTGTGGGGTGAAAACCCCGCCGGGGCGGGGTACTTCTCGACCGAAGCCTGGTTGATGCTATCAGGCTTTGATGATGTAGGGCAGTGATTCACCGCTGCGATCTGGCAACAGCGGATCTGCGCCGGACACACCAAAGGGGTTGCCCTGGGCAATCAGCATGGCGCGCAGGTTGTCGGCGGTGCCGGCGGCCAGTGCCGATCCATCGCACAGCAGCCAGCCGTCTGGCGGGGTGGCGCTGACGGCATAGACCACTTCAACGCCGGGCAGGTTTTCCCACATTTGCAGAACCTGGCTCATTGCTGTTGCTCCTCGATCAGGGCGGCCACGTCAGGGTTATTGGCCAGGAAGCTGGCCAGCTTGGCCGCTGCGCTGGCTTGCTCGGGTTGGCGCGGGCGGTTGACCAGGGCCCAGCTGGCACCCGTCCAGCGGGGCCATTTGTCTTCTGGCCAGTCCTCGGGCGGCGGGGTTTCCACCGCGCCGGCGGGCAGCAGGTAGACGCCGGGTTCCAGCGGGGATTCGTCGGCCTCGATGGGGGCTATAAGTAGGCCAGCGCGGTTGGTTTGATAAACGGTTTTGGTCATGGGGCGGCCTCAGAACTTGATGATGGCGAGATAGGCCCTGTTGCGTGGCCGGGTTTCGGTGCCGCCGGCGGAGCCGGTGTTGGTTTCTGAAACCTTGACGCGCTGGTCTGGGGCGCTGCCGTTGTCGGTGTAGCCGCCGATCCACTGGCCTGCACTGAATGGGTGCGCGTGGCTCTTGAACTCGTCGGCCTGCCAGCTGCCCAGCTCGCGGCCAGCGTCAACGCCACGGCCGTCATCCAACCCCCGGATAAACTCGCCTCGATCATCTGGCAAGTTGAAGGTGTTGAAGCCGTCACCGGCGCCATACCGGGTGCCAAGTACAGCAAACAACCGTGCATAGGCCACACGGCTCACGGCCGCACCGTTGCGCTTGAGCCAGCCGGCAGGCGCAGTGGTGCCGGGCCAGTAGGCGAGCGTGCCGGGCGGGCACAGCATATCTGATTCCGCTTTGCTGTAAACGCCGAGGTTGGCGCGGCCTGCTGCTTTGTCTGGCACGTCAGCTAGGTTCTGGTCACGCTCCAACGGTGGAGTGGCTGAGCCAGCCGGATTGTTCTGCACCATCAGCACTTTGCTGCCGGCTGGCCAGGCTTTGCCAAGGATGAGGGAGGTATCCTCATTGACAGGGTTGGTGGCCCACTCGGCTAAGCCCGCGCCCATGTTGATGCGCACCCCTTCGATGTACACGGCAAGCCCGCGTGTAGTGCATACGGCCAGGTCAATCTGTGTTTGCCCGGTTGCCAGCGTCTGGACCTCTTCGAGCGTATCAACGGTGATGTTGAACTCGTCCGGATCGCTCCAGATGATATCGCCATCGGCGTTGCTGGCCTTCTTCGCCACCTGGCCTGTGGTGCCTCCCGGCAACAGCGTGGCCATGGTGATGTTGTTGATGATCCAGCTCTGTGAGGCAACAGCGACGTTAGGGTCAATCTGCAGCGTCACTACCGTGGCGTTGGTGACCAGAAACTCGAAACGAACGATGGTGTCGGCAAAGGCGCCCTCAGCGGCGACGGGCTTATAGGTTTCCGGCAGGTTGCCGACCACAAACAGCCCGCCCAGGTCATCAAACAGCCCGATCTCGCGCAGAGTAAAACCGCCCTCAGTCGCGGGGATCACCAGCTCTGCCGTGTACTTGTTGTCGCGCTCTGGATCCCGATACACCCGGTTAACTGCCGCACGGAAGCGCTCGCGCACCAGGGCTGTCTGCTCCTGGGTAATCTCTACCGGGTTGCCGTTACCATCGCCCACCGCAATCTCGGTGATGTTGATCGGCTCGTTAGCGGCCTCTGCAGCGGCCATGCGCTGGAGGCCGTAGTCGGTATGAATGGATTGAAAGTCTGGCATGCCACTATTCTCCGACGGTTCAAAGGCTAAAGTACTGTGATGCCGCGCTGAGCCATACGAGACTTGCTTCGTAGGTACACATTCTGTAGTTGCTCAACGGTCAATGCCTTCTCGAAAATGGCCAGTTCGGCACAGTCAAACTCGTTTGTAGAATGGCCGCTGGTGTAACCGCTGTTACCAATACCGATAGGTAGCGCTGCAGGTACATAAACTCCGTCGACTTGATCAACAAAAGCGGCTTGCCCCCCTGCCATTACTACTACGTTGCCCGTATCTACAAAGTCGCGGGACATGGCAAAGAAGACCCACTGACCAGCAGTATTCGTGAGCCCGGTTGCTTGTGACAGATTCGTTTTCCCGCGCTGGTTGTGTGCCACCAAATTAGGGGTGGTCAGGAAAAGGCCACCGCCGCCAGCGCTTGACGGCTCCAAACTTCCCATAAACACAAAAGCTGACGCGCCTACCGCAGGCATTCTAAATACCCCGCAGATGGTGTCTTGCAGAGCCGCAGTTTCTGCCAGTCCGGAAAGCAACGCTTTACCAACGCCAGCGCTTAGCGTGAGGTAGTTCTCGGAGAATGTTGGCTGATCACTCTGCGCCACCATGGTTCTGCTGTTCTGGAGTCCGCGCAGGCTCGCGCTGCTGTTACCAAACTGCCATAGGTCGTACGCGCCAGGCTCGACAACGACAAGTCGCTCGATATCTGATTCGGGTATCACCGGCAGTTGCGGATTGTTTACCTCAAAGGGCAGCACTGTAAAAAGGTGGCTCATACTTATTCTCCTAGAGAGACAGCCTGCATCGAGAACGCAGGGCAAATATTCCATAGCGGCTTTTGAGCTCCGCTAATTGTGATTGCGTCAGCGCAACTATCTCGGAGGTTTCCGGATGCTCCGCCTGTCATTGTTAGCCCTGCGCCCAGATAATCCATTGCATAGCGAACAGTGACAGGCCCTTCCGGCTCTGCCGCCAGTGTAATCAGGACACTATCTGTCAGCGTTTCAATGCTCTGAATAACGACCACTTCTCCGCCATCCAGCACCTGGAATCCATCGTCCAAGGTTTCAGCTAAACCAGTACGGTCGATTACTAGGGGGCTGACCGGAACATCAAATCGAACGCTGATCTTCTTGCCGCGCTGAGTAGCAGAAACAGGGTTCAACCACCTTGGCTGGTGGCCGGACGCAATAGCTGCATATGCGCGACCAAAGTAGGCGCCGATCCACTTGTAGCCAACCGCAGTAAGATGAACATTGTCCGGCGCGTGTGGTAAGTGATAAGTGGGCGTGGCAAGAAAGAACTTTTCATTGCTCTGGGCAAGGCTGAGGTGGGCCAGCGCTATGTCTGGAGAGTTCTTTATTCCCCAGCTCAACTGGTAGGTGATCAAATAAACTGGGCTTGTTTGGCTAGTAAGCAGTTTTATATCTTGCTCAGCGTCTAACTGCAGTTGCTCCAGATCGGCACGATAAGTGGCGTAACTTGTGACGCCAATATCATTTTCCCCCTGCAACCAACAGATCGCGTGTACCGCGTGATCGGCCTCAAGTGCCTGGGCTCCTTCGACATGATTAAGCAGCACGTCATACCAGGCCGCCATCTTGTTCAATTGATTCACCCGGTAGCCACCGTGACCGGCAGATGAAGCGAGGATTACGTGCTCAGCTGGGTGTACTCCACTTTCTGCTAACTTTGTTGATGCATAGTTTGCTGCACCGGAACACGCTGTTTCTGCTCTTCCGTTGCTGCCATCTGGCGCAGGAGAAACGGCATCCTCCACCAGCGGTTTGAATCCGGAAAAATCCCATGCCAAGCCAGTCCATGCCCTAGGGCCGCCATTAAAAGTAAGGTTGAAATAGGGCTGGGCTACGGAGAGAACAGCCCCTGCTGCGGCACCAACAGAAAGCGATTGGCCATAGAAAATAATGTGGTTAACTGCCTTTGCGTCAATGGGCTGCGCCAATGGCAGGCTAACCGCCGGTTGTATGCCAAGGCTCGCGTTGGCTCCCACCATTTCACCCGTCAATGCATTAAAACCCAGTAACACCTTGTTGTTTGCGTCTGTGATGACAGGGTAGATAGGGCCGGGTCCGATGTAGCGAGCCGTCCCGGAATCCCCCAGTAGCTTTTCTGTCGCATCACGGCCGAGGCCTGCGGCATAAAGGCCTCCACTAACTTGATCAACTGCCAGCAAAACTCGGCCTACAGCATCGACAAGCAGCGGCAACAAATCTGATTCTCCGATGTACCAGGCACTGCCTGTTTGTAAAACCCTGGTGTCGGCCTTTACTTGCTCAACAGCCATGGTGCTGGGATAGCGTTTAAGCTCAGTTGCTACGCCGCCGGGGTCGTGTCGATAGTAGATAAATGAGATCCCTGTTTCGCTCGAGAAAATGCGGAAGTACCTGTTTTCAGTTCCAGCATCCACTGTGCGACTTAGACCATCTGCAACGTCTTCAGCTATGAGCACATCAAGGACCGCAGTATCCCGTGCGGCTTCAGCAGCGCCCGCAGCAGTCTCGGCACGCTCTGTTTGTGCGATTACCTGTGGCAGCAGTTTTGGCAGCACAGGAACGCTCTCTCCCTGAGACGTTTCATATTCATGTTCGCCGTTTGGAGCGTTGACGAACTTGTCGATGCGCTCTTCGTTTTCTTGGAAGCGGGCGACCGCTTGATCCAGGGGCAGATCGGCCATGGTTATGCTCCTATGCTCTGCGGCAAATCGGTGTTGGTAATGGTGTCGAGCTTGGCTTCGGCAGCCAAAAAGCCGGGGATGATGCCGGCGCTCTGCTCGTCGCCGTGACTGATGGTGATTTCGGTACCCATACCGATGGCCGATACTGTGAAAACCTCAACGCGCGATTGCACGATGGGCTGAATCTCAGTCAGGTGTGAGCGCAGGTTTTTTGCGCTTGCGACCACTTCGAACAGCAGTTCGATGTCGGCAAAGCTGTAGCCGCTCTGGTCGGCTTCCAGGATCAAGCGGTAGGTGTACCGCTCTGCCTGCGGGATCTGGTTAAACCACTCTTGAACTCGGGCCACAAAACCTAGCCCGCCGAGCGCATCCAGCACGGCGCCGATGGTGCCTTTCTTGCGGTGAACTGCCAGCGAGTTGCGAATAGCGCCGCGCTTTTGATCGGGCGTCCATGTCGGGCTCCAAACGTCTACCGATACTGCTTTTGCGAGCCAGGGCAATAGATCGCTTGGGCAGGTGTCTGCGTTCCAGATCTCCCGGAGGACCAGCGGGATGTGATCAACTCGGGCGCTGACCTCTTCCAGGCTACGTTCCTGGCTTGTGCTGTTGGGCGGCAGCAGTGAGGCGCTAGACATCGGGTAAGCTCTCAACGGTTACGCTGATGCCCGTGCAGAACGATGCCTCACCATCACCGTTGACTATGGATGCGGAAGGCGTGACCAGCTCAACAGATTGCACGCCTGGCTGGTGCAGGGCGGCCATTAGGCCGGAGTAGGTCACGTCATAGGCCAAACGGTGCACCGCGCTGGCATAAGCCTGGGCGGCCTCCAGCGCGGCTTGGCGGATTAACTCTGCGTCTGGCCCCGGAAAGACGGTGAGCACCGCCTCGATCTGATAGTCGGTAACTGCTGCAGACAGCACGCTTACCTGGTCGGTCATTGGACGGACCTCTTCGGCGTTAACCGCTGCGGTCACTACCTCAAGCAGCTGTTCGCTGGCGGTGCCGTTGGCTTCGCGGCTTAGCACATATACCGACACCAGCCCCGGCTCTGGACTGAATGCATTTGCATCGAGTACCAGACCGCTGGAATTGAGCGCCGCGAAAATGTAGCTGCCCTGTGAGCCAGCTGTGGTGAACCCTTCAAAGCTGAGCTGCACACGGCGACGCAGCGATGCGTCTGATTCATACACCGCAGGCACTGGCGGAATGGCCGTTGGGTCTGCCGGGGTGATCACTAGCCGCTGTAGCTGGAAATTACCCGCCAGCTGATCAAGATCTGTGCCTTCTGCATACGCCAGCATCACGGCCTTGGCGGCCTCGTTGATGCGTTGGCGCAGCAACAGCTCGTCATAGGCTGAAACCTGCAGCACCTTGTAGGCAGGATCTGACTCGACCAGGGCATCGAAGGTCGGATCCAGCTCGATCAGCCGTGCCAGTTTTCTGGCAAGTATGACCTCATAGTTCAGCGGCTCAACAACATTGGGCGGTGGGAGCTGTGACAGATCAACACCAGTGAACTCGCTCATCCAGCAGCCCCCAATTGCAACGGCACTTGCAGGTTTACTGCGTTGCCGGTTTCGGTGTTCTCGCCTTCCAGATCCAGCACGGCGGATCCGGCGGCGGTGTGTGTGATGTTCAACCGGCTAAGGCGCAGGCGTGGCTCCCAGCGCATCAGGGCGCTGGTAATGGCGCTATACAGCCGCACGGTGGTTGCCGGGTTTTGCGGTGAGTCGATCAGCGATGGCACCAGGCTGCCGTATTCGCGGCGCATGACGCGGGAGCCGATGGGGGTGGTGATGATGTCGGCGATGCTTTGGCGCAGGTGCTCAACGCCGCTGATGGCCTTGCCGGTGGTGCTCATGCCGTTCACTGCGGGCCACCTGTTGGGCCAGGCGCTGAGCTGCCGCCGGTAATCGGGTGGTTGTGCGTGTTGCCGATGTTGACGCCGCCGTGGGCGACCTGCAGGCCGTTGAAGAAAATCCCGGCTTCATTGATCACGATGGAGCTGCCGTTGCTGACCAGGCTGATGGCGGTGCGGTCTGCGCTGATCTCGGTCGGCCCGTTCACAAAGCGCATGCGGTGGGTGGCTTCGTCGTAACCGAACCAGGCGCCGTCGCTGAAATGGCTGCTGTGCAGGGCCGGGTTGCTGTGCGGGGCGGGGAACTGGTCGGAGTTGATGCCGACCAGTACCAGGCCTGCGGCCATCACGCCGCTTGGGCTGAGTACCAGGCACTGTTCGCCGGTGGTTGGGTGCTCGACATCGCGGCGGGATCCGGCGCGGTGCACAAAGTACGGCAGCCAGTCGGTGAGTAGCTCGCCGGATTTGACGCGGCAGCGGGCCTTGGCTGGGTCGGTGGCGTAGATCGTGCCCTGGCGCAGCAGGTTATCAAGTCGGCGGGTGAGGTCGGCGGCGTTCATGCCCCGATGGTGTCGCGTGTGCGCGAGGATGCCGAGGGCGCGGCCTTGTAGCTGCGGGCGTTACAGGCCCTGGCTGAGCTGGGCCAGCAGTTCGTCGCGGATCAGATCAAGGTCAGCGGCGGTAAAGCCGAGCAGTTCGCGCCGTTCGTACTGCACTTGCTGGGCGTTGCGGTTGGGGCGGTCGCGCAGGCCGTACTGGTGCACCCTGGCGATGCGAGCGGCGCGAGACAGGAAGACAACGGCCAGGCTGTTGGCATCGCTGCGGGCCTTGAGGTGCTTGGCGGCTTTCAGCCGGGTGAACATTTTGCGCTTTATGCGCCCCTGCTTGTCGCGCAGGCTGCGCTGTTTTCTCGGGGCGTAGGCGGTGCCGTCTGGGTTGCGTTGGGCGGTGATCCGCTGCTGCTGGCTGCGGCGCAGCTTGCGGGCAATGCTGGCTGTCAGCTTGCGCCGCTCTGCTGGCTTGAGGTTGGCCAGCAGGGGCGCGGCCCAATCTTCCAGGGCGGTGAGGTTGTCGGTCATGGGGCGGGGGTGTTCCACTCGGCCAGCAGCTCGCCGTTGCTGCCGTAAAGCTGCCAGCTTTCGGCCTCATAGGGCTGTTCCAGCTGCGGTTCTGGTGGGTGCTCGATGGTGAGCTCGCCGCCCTGCCCTTGCTTGACGATGACGCGCTCGGTCAGCGGGATGGTGACAGACAGATCAACGGCATCGTTGTTGAGCAGTTCAGCCTCAAAGCGCACCGCCTCTTTGCCCCGCTCCAGATTCTGCAGCAGCTCCAGCTGGTGCACCCGCAACCAGGCGAACAGGGCCACGGCGATGGTGTCTGGGTCGCCGGCGTAGTCGGTGAAAATCAGGTTCAGGTTGTAGGCCCATTCAAACGACAGGCCCACGGCAGCAGTGCACCGCATGCTGCCTTCATCGGCAAAGATCAGCAGCTTGTCAGGGTTCTGGGGCAGGCCCGGTACGGCGGCCATCAGGTGCGCTCTGAGGGATTCCGGCTTGTACATGCTGCGCCTCCTGGTACTCGATGATGGTGTCTACTTTGGCCGCGCATTGGGCCCAATCAGCTTCGGTTATGTCTGCGTCAGTCAGCAGGTGGCCGTTGATCTGCGGCTGCGTTGCTGACAGGGTGCAGGGCGTTACGGCGGGACAGCCAATCTTGATAAGCTGCGGCGCCTGTGATGGCGGGTCGCTCGCGCAGGCGGCGAGCAGCGACAGGCAGCTCAGTATCAAACCAAGCGCGTAATTCTTCATTTTCACGGGTCAGTTCCTCGATTTGCAGTTGGCGGTTTCTGAGCGCCTGCTGCAGCTGCTGCTGTCTGGCCTGCAGCTGCTGCTGTGCGGCGCGCTCGGTGGTGAGGCTGGCGTTCAGCTCGGTGATGACCTGCTGGCTGCGCTCGCTTTCCTGCTCAGCTGTTGCGGCGCGCTGGTTGGCCAGCTTGGTGTCGCCTTGGGCGAGCTCTACGCGCTGCTGCTGGATGAATACCAGGGCAGCGAGCGCGCCGAGCAGCACCAGGCCAAGGATGGTTTGGCGGATGGTGCTCATGCTGCGGCCTTGCCTTCGGCCAGTTCCAGGTGGCGCGCGTAGGCCTGCTGCAGCTTGGCGTCATACAGGTTGCGGGCATAGGCCGGGCCGTTGTAACCCTTGGCAAAGGCCGGCCACTTGCGCGCCTTGAGGGCTTTGTGCAGTTCCGGATCTGCCTCGATAAAGCGCACGAATGCATCCAGTTGGTTGGCTTCGCTCTGCTGCATGGCTTCGGCCATGGCCTGGGCGCTGGCATAGCCGAGGCTGACAGCATGAAAGCCCATGATCTGGTAAAGGCCCCAGCTGCAGGCACCGGCGGCGGCCTCGGCGTCGATCATGCTAGCCCTGGCCAGGCGCGGGTATTCGCTGACGCCGCCGGCGTAGCCGCCGGGCTTGGTGTTGATCAGGCCGGGGTGAATGGCGGCGAGCTCGGCCACCAGCTTGGCGGTGGCTTCTGCGTCGTCGCCCTGGGCGAGCAGCAGGCGGTGCATGATGTGCCGCTCGTACAGAATGGCGGCCTTGCCGTTGGCCAGGAAGCCCTGCCCCCGGCTCTCCACTTCGTTGACGGCTTTCACGGTGAACAGATCGGTGCCCAGGCGCTTGGCGGCGGCGATCAGGTCGGATTCTTTCAGCAGCTTGCTGCAGTCTTCGCCAGCCAGGGCCGCCAGCGTTTTGGGCCCGGCGATGCCGTCAACTACCAGACCGCGTTCGGTCTGCAGGGCAATGACTGCCTTTTCGGTTTCGGTGCCAAAGTCGCCGTCCAGCTCTACGGTGTGACCGGCGCGCTTGAGGGCGGCCTGCAGGTCGCGCACGGCATGGCCTTTGCTGCCGACAATCAACAATTTCATGGTGTGAACCTCATGAGGGCGGCGACGTTGCCGCGTGAGCGAATAACCAACACGCACAGCACCACGGCCAGCAGGGCCTGCCATGGGCTGACGGGGTGGCGGTACAGGATCTGGTCGAATGCGGCGCACAGCAGCGCGCCGATCAGCAGGCTTGCCAGCAGCGAGACGCCCCAGCGGTATCGGTAGCCGCTGCGGTTGAAGCACAGCAGGCGCAGGGCGGCGAGCAGGTAGGCCAGAACAATGATGATTGCGAGCATGTCAGCCTCCGTTACCGCGCTTAAACAGCGTGGCAATTTCCAGCTTGTCCACCCACTCCATGAGCTTGAGCCCCAGGGGGACAATGACAATGGCCCCGATGAAGGCGCCGGCGCCGGTGTCTTTGATTGGGGTCTGGTTGACCATTTCAGTGGCCATCAGATAGCCGACCAGAGCAGAGAAACAGAGCCCGCCAAGGCGCTGCCATGGCTTAAGCTCTTTGCGGGCGTAGGCGACCAGCGCGGCGCCCAGCAGGGCACCCATCAGGGCGTTACCGTCTACGCCGGGCAGCAAGCTGGCCGCGCCAATGCCCGTGCCGAGTGCGACGGCGGCGGCAGTGCTGGTGGTTGGTTCCGGCATGTGGTGACCTCCTGTCAGTCCCAAAGGTTGATTGCGGTTTGTTGTTCGGCCTGCTCGCTGACCTCGGGCATGGCGACCTGCTGCCCGGTGGGCAGGATCGGGCCCAGATCGGCCAGCCCTGGGTTGGCGTTGAGCACGGCCTCGGTCACGCCGGCGGTGCGGCCGTAGTAGCGCCAACAGATGGCGTCTACGGTGTCGCCCTGGATGGCGCGCACGGTGTCCATCAGATCAGCGCCACGGTGGTGCGGCGCTTGCCCAGCAGATCCCGAACCGCCCAGCGGGCATCGCGGCGCAATTCGTCAATGCTGGGGGTTTCTTTGTCGGCCTCTTTGTGGCCGGTGGCGCTGGTGTCGTAACTGCGGTGACGCTCGACCAGCTCGGCGCCGGCGGTGCACTGCACCGCGCGGGTGTACAGCACCACCAGGCGGCTTGCGCCGTTGATCTGGGCGGCAGGGACGCTGGCAAGGTCGGGGTATTGCTGCAGCTGGTCTGCCTTGTACTCGGCCAGCTCGCCGTTGATGGCAAGCATGGCGTTCACCAGGGCGGTTTCGAGCCGCTTGTCGGTGACAGTGCCGTCCATGCGCAGCGACTCGCGGGCGGCGTTGGCGTCGATGTCGGGGAACCAGCCGTCATTCGTGAGGGTAAAGGGGGTGCCGCTGCTGGTGGCAATGAATGCGCTCATGCTGGGGCCTCAGGTCGCCGGTGGGCGAGGTGCTGCAGTTGGGCAAGGAGTAGGAACCCTGCTGCAGCACCCCGCGCCGGCGGGTGCGTGGGGTACGCTCAGGTAGCGGCCGGCGGGGCCGCGTGTTTCTTCAACAGGGATTCGGTTTTCTCCAAATCCTTTTTACCGCCGCAACCGTCGTGCAGCTTGATGGCGGTGGCCAGGTGCTCTTTGGCCAGTTCCAGGGCGGCGCTGTTGGTTTCTTCGTTGCTGGCCCGCACGGCGCGGCCAATCGCCAGATGCAGCTTGGCGCGTACCTGGTCGGGCATATCGTGCGTGGCGGTCAGCGTCAGGGTGCGCAGCAGAATCTCTACGTCGAACTTTTCGTCAACCTTGAGGGCGGCCAGTGCGGCGTTGGCGATTTCCTCGGCCACCATGGTTCCAGGGGTGCGGCTGAAACGGTCGGGGAGTTTCATGCCGTGGGCGAGGATGTACTCGGCCATATCCAGCGCGCGGGCGTAGTTGGCGGCATCCAGCGTCCAGATCATCAGGGTGGTGATGACATCATCCTGGGCGCCCTGCCCTGCCGACAGCACGCCGTCGATGTAGGGGGTATAGGTTGGCAACAGCTGCGCCTTGAGTAGCCCTTTTGCCTTTTCCGACTGCACGTTTTTAAGGCGCAGGTGGTCTTGCTGGAGTTTGGCGAGGTGCCGCTCATAGACGGTGGCGTTAGCCATGGTTTGGGTCGGTGCAGCGGCAGCGGCCGCGATGGCGGCGCGCTTACGCTGTTGAACCCGTTGTGCTGGAGATAGACCCACGGGTTATACCTCGACGATGTTTTCGACCAGGGCGACTTTGGTCAGATCTTCAATGACGTAGGCGTCATTGGAAGACTGATAGTCAGCCACGCGGTTGTACTCGGGCTCGTCCTTGATGTGACGGCGGCGGCCACCTTCCTGCCAGTAGATCGACAGGTTATTCAGCGAGGTGACCAGCACGGTGCCGTCAGGGAAGTACGGCGCATCGTAGAGCGGCAAGCCGCCCAGGCGGGCTTTGGTGACGATCTCGTCTGCGGCCAGCTCTTCCTGGTTGGACGCTGCGCCCTTCTCGACCGCCTTCAACAGCTTGCTGCTCATGAGGTTGCGAGAAACGATAGCCACCAGATCCGGCGCGTTCTTGTGCTGCTCGGCCAGCAGGTTTTTGGCATCGGTGACCAGACCGTCCAGGGTCTTGTAGTCGCCGGCGGCGCCGATGGTGACCTGGCCGGATGCGTCGACCACTTCGTCGATCACGCGGTCAGGTGCGTTCAGGCGGATTTTCTGCAGCCAGCCGATGTTCACGTCTTCGCCGAGCGGGTTGGTCGCCGCGTCGGTTTCCACTTCGGCGGTGATCCCGTTAAACCCGACCATGATGCGGTCAAGGCCTTGGCGGTGTGCAATGGCGTTGGTCAAGCGCACCTGGAAATCATCGAACTTGGCCCACTGATCCAGCAGCTGATAGGCGAAGGCCGCGTCAAACTCGGTGAGTTTGCAAACGTAGGTGTCTTTGGTCAGCGCGTGGCGGTCTTTCGGCTGCCGACGATTGCCCCCGCCAGTGTTGGTGCGGCTGGCCAGCGGGCCGTTGACATCCAGCAGCAGCGATTCACCGCTCTGATCGTCAACGCCGATGACGTTGATCATCTGCAGCATGGAGTTGGACTCCTGAATGGCTGTTTCCAGCTTCTGCTGCACGGTCGGCTCTACGTTGAATTTGTGCACTGCCTCGGCCACGCCGTTGAGCTGTGCAACGTGGCTCAGGTAGCCGTTAAAGATGAGTCGGGTTGTGTTGCGCATGTGATGCTCCGTGCGTGAGTGTGATCAGGTGGTGCCGTCGATCAGAAAGTCGCCAGCTGCTTTCCATCGCCGCCGGTCGCTGCCGGGCGCTGGCGGTGCTGGTGGTTGGGTTCGCCTTCGAGTTTGGTTTTCAGGGCGCTGAAATCGGCGCTCAGTTGGTCAAGCGTGGCTTTCAAAGCCTGAACACTGCGCACCTGCTCCATGGCGCTGGCGTGTTCGGCCTGCTGCTTGGCGAACGTCTGGGCCTGCTCGCCCAGGGCGGTGGCGATCTGGGTGACCGCTTCGTGCAGGTCGCTGAATTGGGCGTCATCCTTGACGGACTTGTCCTTGCTCTTGCCGATCAGGGCGAGGACGGTATCAGACAGCTTTTTCATGCCGCTGACAGGATCCTCTACCTCGTCGAATTCAAGCTGTACCTCTACCAGTTCGGAGTACATGTTCTCCGGGTTCTCTTTGCGCTGCTTGAGCGGGCTGGCGTCCGGATGCTTGGCCGAGAACTGCAACATTTCGGTGCTGAGGCTGGCCGGGGTGTCGGTCACGCCCAGGCCCATGAGATAGGCCTTGCCGGTGTCGGCGAACTTCTCGCGCACTTCAATGCTGGTGTAGACCTTCTGGCGCGCCTTGTTCATGGCGATCAGCTCGGCGGTGGGCTCGATCTGGACATACAGGCCCAGGCGCTTTTTGCCGTTGTCTTCGAACTCTTCGGCCTTGACGGCCAGCACGTCGCCGTAGGCCTTGAACGGGCTGTCGGGCAGCATGCCGCGCATGTGCTCAAGCCAGATCCGCGCGCCGTACTTGGCTGGCGAGTAGGTTTCCGCCATTTGCTCGATCCAGCTCCGCTCGATGGTGCGGCCGTCGGTGGTCATGCCTTCAGCTGCTACGCGGAACCAATTGGATTTGAACTTGCTCATGCTGTGCCCTCGGTCTGTTTGCTTTGCCTGGTCGGTTTGGCAGTGCGATGAAGGCATGGTCGGCACCCGGCGCGCGGGCGGCAATCTGGCGGGGTTGTAGGCGGTTTGGTTACAACGTGCGGGGCGAGTTAAGGGCGTGGCCGGGCTGCAACATGGCGGGCATGAATACAGCCTTGAACGCCACCAACATGGACAGCCGCCGCCTGGGGAAATTTCTCTATTGGCAGGGCTGGCGCGTCACTGAAATCGCTGAGTATGTGGGCGAAAAAGAGCCCACGGTGCACAGCTGGAAAAAGCGCGACGAATGGGACAGGGCCGATAACGTCGAGCGGATCGGTGGTGCGCTTGAGGCCCGACTTGTACAGCTGATTTTGAAGGAAGGCAAGAGCGGCGGCGACTTCAAAGAGATAGACCTTTTGCACCGCCAGCTGGAGCGCCAGGCGCGGATCCAGCGCTACCAGGACGGCGGCACGGAAACCGACCTAAACCCGAAAATTGCCAACCGCAACACCGCTGAGCGAAAGCGCAAACCGCGCAACGAATACAGCGAAGAGCAAGCCGAACGCCTCATGGAAGCGTTCAGAGATTCGCTGTTCCAGTATCAGCATGACTGGTTCATGGCCCGCCATGAGCGCACCAGGGCGATTCTGAAAAGCCGGCAGATTGGGGCGACGTTCTACTTTGCCCGCGAGGCGCTAATCGACGCGATGGAAACCGGGCGCAACCAGATTTTTCTGAGTGCTTCGAAGAGTCAGGCGCACCTGTTCAAGCAGTACATTCAGGCCTTTGCCCGCGAGGCGGCAGACCTTGAGTTATCCGGGGATCCCATCGTGCTACCGAACGGGGCCCATATCTACTTTCTTGGCACCAACGCGCGCACCGCCCAGGGCTACCACGGCAATTTTTACTTTGACGAATTCTTCTGGACGTTCCGGTTTGAAGAGCTCAACAAGGTGGCCAGCGGCATGGCCATGCAGAAGCAGTACCGGAAAACCTACTTCAGCACCCCCAGTTCGATGGCGCACCAGGCGTACCCATTCTGGACAGGCGAGCGCTTCAACAAGCGGCGGGCCAAAAAGGATCGGATAGACATCGACGTGTCGCACCAGGCGCTGCAGATGGGGCGCCGGGGTGAGGATAAAATCTGGCGCCAAATCGTCACGATTCTGGATGCTGAGGCGCGCGGCTGTGACCTGTTCGACGTTGAAGAACTGCGCATGGAGTACAGCGCCGAGGCTTTCGAGAACCTGCTCATGTGCCAGTTCGTCGACGATGGCGCGAGCATCTTCCCGCTGGCCATGCTGCAGCCATGCATGGTCGATACCTGGGACGCTTGGGCAGAGGATTACAAGCCGTTTGCTGATCGCCCATTCGGTGATCGGCAGGTGTGGATTGGGTATGACCCGGCAGAGTCTGGCGACAGCGCGGGCCTAATCGTGGTCGCTCCGCCAGCGGTGCCCGGTGGCAAATTCCGGGTGCTGGAGCGCCACCAGTTCCGAGGCATGGACTTTGCCGCGCAGGCCGAGGTGATCCGCTCGATCACAAAGCGCTATTGGGTCACTTATATCGGCATCGACGCCACCGGCATGGGCTCGGGCGTGGCGCAACTGGTTAAGCAGTTCTTCCCGAACGTGACCACGTTCAGCTATTCGCCAGAGGTCAAAACCCGCCTGGTGCTCAAAGCCTATGACGTGATCAACAAAGGCCGGCTGGAATTCGACGCCGGCTGGACTGACCTTGCGCAATCGCTGATGGCGATCCGCAAAACCATGACCGCCAGCGGGCGGCAGTACACCTACACCGCCAGCCGTACCGATGACATCGGCCACGCGGATCTGGCCTGGGCGCTGTTCCATGCCCTGCAAAATGAACCCCTTGAAGGCCAGACCACGCGCAACACCGGCCGGATCGTCCTTTCTTCCTGATGGAGAACCACCCCATGGATCAGCAAGCAACCGCCGCCGCACCTTCAAAGGCGACCTGTTTCACCTTCGGCGACCCCACGCCAGTGATGGAAGGGCGCGAGATTCTGGACTTTGCCGAATGCTGGCTTAACGGCCGCTGGTATGAGCCGCCCGTCAGTTTCAACGGGCTAGCCAAGGCGTTTCGGGCGGGGATCCACCACAGCAGTGCGATCTATTTCAAGCGCAACATGCTGGCAGGCACGTTCATTCCGCATAAGTACCTCAGCCGCGAAGCGTTCGGCCGCTACGCGCTGGAAATGCTGACCTTTGGCAATGGCTACCTGGAGCGCAAAGAGTCGCGGCTTGGAACGCCGCTGACGCTCGATCCGCTGCTGTCAAAGTACATGCGCGTGGGCAGGGATCCGGGGCAGTATTTCATGGTGCACGGCTGGAAAAAGGAACACGAATTCGACGCCGGTTCGGTGTTCCACCTCATGGAACCCGACGTAAACCAGGAAATCTACGGCTTGCCGGAATACCTCAGCGCGCTGCAGGCAGCCTGGCTGAATGAAAGCGCGACACTGTTCCGCCGCAAATACTTCAACAACGGCAGCCACGCCGGGTTCATCATGTACATGACCGACGCTGCGCAGAGCGAGGATGACATCGACGCCTTGCAGGAAGCCATGCAGAACGCCAAAGGGCCGGGCAACTTCCGGAACCTGTTTGTTTACGCCCCCAATGGCAAAAAAGACGGCCTGCAGCTGATCCCGGTCAGCGAGGTGGCGGCCAAGGACGACTTTTTCAACATCAAGAATGTCACCCGTGATGACCTGCTGGCAGCGCACCGGATCCCGCCCCAGCTGATGGGCGTGGTGCCGAGCAACGCCGGCGGCTTCGGCAGCATCGCCCAGGCCGCCCAGGTGTTCGCAATCAATGAGCTGCAGCCACTGCAGCGGCGCCTGGCCCAGGTGAACGACTGGCTAGGCGAAGAGGTGGTCATGTTCAAAGACTATGAAATCCCGAACCTGGGCAGCTGATCCAGCCACCCAAAACCAAGGCCGCCCTGTGCGGCCTTTTTTGTGCCTACGCGGCCGAAGATGAAGCCGCTACCAGCCGATAACGCCCCAGCAAATCATAACATTTCAGACCTTCAACCACTACCAAAAACGGGCTACAGCCCAGAATCCACGCGGGTTCCAGACGAATGGCGGCACCCGATCCCGCCGCCCTGGTCGGATCCGCGCGGCATGACCAGGACGCCGCCACCTTCACCCCTGCCACCCCCTCCCTCGACCCGCCGCGCGCCCTCGTCCCCACACCTCACCTGCGGTCTAAACCTGTCGATTTTGTTGCACCCATGCAGCCCGCTGCAGGCCGCACAGGCGCTGCGCCTCCGGCAGGCAATGCGACGGGGTGGATTCATGCGGAATCATGCGCAGAGCGCGTTCTAGAGCGCCCCAAAGCGACCAGCAGCGCCGCAAAAACAGACGGGGTTCGGGAAACGGTAATTCGGTAATTTCTGGCAATGCAAAGCATGCAAGCCGTTGTTTTATATTGCTTTTTCCTGTTACCAAAGCGCGGTAATAGATGGTGATTTGAAAGGTAATTTTCGCGTAAGCATTTGATTTTAAAGGGATCACAAAACCTGAGTTATTACCAAGTAATAAGGTCATTTTCTAACCTCTGATAACCGTTTTATTACCTTCCAGTTATGTCAATTAACAGACTGATATACATAGGAATACTGATGCTTTTTATCGCTATCTAACTTTTATTACCCTTTCCCGATGCCCGAAATTCTGAGTGAACAGGCGCTCCAGCCGGCGGCAGTATCGAAGGCGCCGCGCAGATCCACACAGGCACAAAAAAAGCCGCTCTCGCGGCCTTCTCTGCAGTCTCTGTCACCTCAAACGTATGCTTAACGGACGAATCGGGCCCCCGCAACCAGGTTCAAAACCGCTGATTGGTTAACGCCGATCAGCGGTTTTTTTATTGCCTGATATTCATGCTTTCAGGCTATGCCTCTCGCGCATTTTTCTCCCCCGACCACTCCCCTATACTGCGACACGCCCTAACGCCGCACGCGCACGCCTGCCTGCCGTGCGACCCGCTTCTGTCGTCCCGAGGACGGCCTGATGGAGATGTTCATGTCGGAGACAGCCACACAACTGGTATTGATCGAACGCCGCGGCCATATCGGCCAGCTCACCCTCAATCGCCC